CCTGTAATATCCTCTGTGGTGACAAACCTATTAGTGGGAATAGGATTATCTTTGAAAGTGTATGGGCCGACAGTCCAAGCTTCACCTGTTCCAAGCTGACCGTAGGGAAGAAAGTGGAGATATACACCAGTATCACTAGGCAATGCGCCTTCGTTAATATCAAATGATTGAATAGTCTCACTGGTTAGATTGCGTGAAAAAACTGGGTTAGGGTTAATCTGGCTACTAAATACGGCTGAACCTGTTGAGCTATAAATTTCTAATCTATCAAAAGCTGTGTAAGCGGTATTATTATTAAATGTTACGGTGCTAGTCAAAACCCCAGTTTGACCGCTTGCATTTACAACTGTCTTACTGCTGGCAGATGAAGAGTGAGAAGTTGTGCCTGTTGAATCTCTAATTGTTATGCCACTAAATTCAGGCACATTGCCATAAAAATAAAATTCAGAAGTGTTAGTCTGCGAACTTTCTGAAACAGTAGCTTTAATACCGAAGTCCTTCGTGTATTCACCAAAAACATTAATGTTATTGTATTCTGTTATACTAAATATATTAGACTTGTAATCAGTAAGGTAATTTTGAAACTTAACAGTCCCATCAATATTTAGAATATCTACGCTAACATTATTAACATAAGGGTTTGCTAAAAGCTCTTCATTACCCGCTACACCTCCACTAATCCTATCTAAAATACCGAGATTAACAGTAACATCTTTTTTAAGATGTACTCCGCTACCTGTAGATGTCAAACTTAAATCCGTTTGATCAACAGTGAAAGATGGTGTGAATTCGTATAAAGGCATTTAGCTAAATGTTACATTTGTTATAAAAGATCTATCAAAGTCTTCTAAAGCTTGATAAAGAATGAATGTTCTTACGGTTGAGAATTCAGAATCTGTAGTTTTCAAAGTATCTGAAGAAGACCCTATAGCTTTTACACTTAAAGCGTAATTGCCTATAGAGGTTAAATTGTCAAACTTGACAGATTCGTTTGTCTTACTTTTTGATATTTTAGAACTGCTAGGGAAACTTAGAACGACTTTATAACTTGTCTTTTCTGCTACCTCATCCCAATCGCCACTAATAAAGAAAGTGTCTGTTTCTGTACCTACACCAGTGGTGATGGATAAATTCTCTGGAGCCTTCAAGCCGCTGTAGGTTATGTCGCCAATCGTGGTGGCAACATTATAATCATATGTGTTTTCTTTTTTATCTAAAGATATATTATCTTCGATTAACGAAAACTTACCAGTATCAAACTTAGCCGCAGATACTAAATATTCGTTAGGGTTGTTTTCTTTAATAGAGTCGATCTTGTATAAGATGTCACTTGCGTCTTTTAGATCAAATCTGTATGGGCTACCCAACTTGATAAACTTTAAGAAGTCAGGTTTATCTACACCGCTAGCAAAGCTAAATCCGTCACCAGTATTAACGTTTCCAGTCACATTAAAAGTCATAATGTGGGGTTCTGAATTTTGAGTTATTTCTGACTCCAATATGCCCCCAATATTTAAATCATCCAAATCGCCACTAAAGAATCCCGAAATATTTTCTTCTGTCACCCCTCTTCCCCCAGCGCCAACATAATTGGAAACAATACCAGTATTTAATTCAGCCAGATTCTGAACACCTGTTGATTTAGCTACAAAATCTCTATCTACTTCTTCAAGACCTGTTGCAAATGTCCAACCTGTATAATCCGTGCCGAAGTATAACATGTTATCTCCAGTGCCTGTATACAAGGCGTACTCAGAAAATGTACTTAATTCTTCTATATCAAAACTTGTATAACCATCTGTGTAACCTGAAAAATTGTATAATCCAGTATAAATATTAAAGGTGCTAGCTGCTGGCGAACCAGTAATAGTAAAAGTATCTGTTCTAGTTCTTTTTGTTTCAGCAATATTATTCAGACCTGAGATTGAAGTTTCTCCTGTAGGATTATACACAGTTAATATACCCGTCATAGAAGTCTCAGAATATGGACCACTTAATTGAATATATTGGTTGTCTACATCAACGCTAAGGACTTTACCGAAATTAGATTTTTCATTCTTTAAATCGTCGTCAATAAGAATAAGATCTCCGGGTTGGCATAGTAAAGCTTCTAGACCAGAAGTGAATGCTATCCTTTGGTTCTCTTTGATAGTCTTGTAAATCAAATGTTGGCCAATTCTTCTAGCCATAGATCTGGATGTCACACCTAAACCATCAATTCTTTTTTTAAATACACCTCTGCTTCTAATATCCTCTTCATCCTCAACGACTTCAACTTTTGGCGTGAAATTTTCAAACCTATCTAAATAGGAAACCTCAACAGTGTTGAATTGTTGATCTCTTCTTAGGTTAGAATAATTAAATCCTCCGTCTTTTACGTTATTATTATTGAATATAGCTACGGGGGATTTGATCCTTTCATCAACAAATGAAACTTCTGAGGCTCTAAAGAAAGTTTGCCCCCTAAACAATTTTGATATGAGCTGTATGGAATCAAAAACTTTTTCATCACTCTTGAACATAATATTGCAAGAGTATCTAGGTTCTAAACCACCCCTACCATCTGGCACACCTTCAAAATTTCCGTTTGAGTCTACAGCGTCACAGAATCTGCCAATCTTGTAAAGTTCCCATTTATTAATGTCATTCTCATCTAAATATCTACCTAAACCATATCGAGTATTCGTGAGAAGGTCATATAAAATCCAAGCTGGATTGTCAGTCCAACCCATTTTAAACCCTCCGCTCCAATCTCCCTGATATACAGATTTATCTTCTTCTGAAGCGTTTGCGAGTTCAGACGCATCATCATAATATCTTTTATCTTTTTTCCTATTAGTTTGTTGAGTTGGGAAATAGTTTGTTGGAATCAGGACTAATTTTAATCTAGCATCAAAAGATCTTGCTGGCGTAGAAGAGAAACTTTTAGAATCAAGTTTTGTCCCTACTATCGCGGAGAATGGGTACTTTAAATTAACTGGAATAATCTCCGTCACCTTAGCAAACGTTAATTCCTTGGAGATTAGAACTGAGAATGTCTCCGTTGATAACTTACTTACTTTAACATACCTCCTTTCTGGAGAAGAGTAAGAATTGTTCGATGAGTAATCGTTAACTCTTGGTAGTGGAAACGGTGTAGATAAGTCGGCATCGCCACTTAAGTTTTGAAAATCTCTAATATGTTTAAATTTTTCGGGATTATTTATATTACTAGGATTGCCTATATCGATAACAGTCGTCCCTTCTACAAGAGCTGAAATCCTATAAGTTTTTGTTAGCGTTTGTTGAAGCGTCCCATTAGATAATACTTTACCCACTTCAATCTCAACATTCATGATAGCTGGGAATTTATCACCAACTTTAAAAACATTATCCCCAGATCCTCCATAACTCTGCTCAATAGTATCAAAAAGAGAATCTATTTGTAATGTGACGAAAACCTCAGAAACATTTGGATTAATGACATAATATGTTATTGGCGCAGCTCTTTCATTTAGCTTGTATGAACTGTTAGCTGAATTCCAAGAAGAGTAATCCTTGCCAACCGCCTCAGATCCTGCGCGTATGTTATCATTACTACCCTCGTTAGTAGGTAAGCCATTTTCAAGAGTGAGATTTGGGCCAGAGTAGTCAGCTCTATCCATAGGGAAGTCATCTTTTTTATTGCTATTGTTTCTTTTTATTCTTTGAACTTGACCTGATGCTTTAAAAGCTCCATAAACATTTTTGTTTATAGTTTTATCTATATGGATTTTGTTAAAGTAATGGAAGGGTTTTTGATCCTCGTAACCTTTTCTAAATTCAAGTAAAACGTTATTGTAATTGTATTTAGAGTTACGGGTATTAATCTGTGGAGTTTGAGTTATTGTTAATTTTGTAACTTGTTTTATTTTTTTTAACAGACTCTCGACATTGAAGTCTTGTGAGAATCTATCAAAACCTCGTAAGTATTTATTCTCTACAAAAATAAAGGATGCCCCTAATATAGGTTGATCTTTTTGGAGTTCACCCGCTCCCCCTTCTATTGTATTAAAAATT